ACAGAACAAGATTTAATTGATAGGGTGCTTGAGTTAGGTCAAGAATATATAAGTACAATTATTAATCAATCCCAACTATGAATAATTTAGATAAAATATTAAATAAGATTATCTCACGTAAATTAATGGTTTTTGTTATAGCTTGTTGTGCATTATTTGCTGGTGATTTAACATCTCAAGATTGGGTAGTAATAGCAACTGCTTATGTAAGCATTCAAGGATTTACGGATATAGTTACAAAATTAAAAAGTTAAAATGGAGTCAATGAAATTATATATGCTTAATTCGTTAGCATTGGTTATTACGTTTACTAACGTAGAAAATATATTAAAATTAACTCTTTTAGTATTATCAATTATATATACAGGTGTTAAAATTTACGAATCATTTAATAAAAAAGTAAAAGATGAAACTGGACAATAAAGGTTATATGTTAATTTGTGAGTTTGAAGGATTTAGTGCTAAACCTTATTTATGTCCTGCTAAATTAGCTACAATTGGTTATGGTAACACTTTTTATAAAGATGGTAAAAAAGTAACTATGGTAGATAAGTCAATAACTAAAGCTGAAGCATTTGATATGTTTAAAGACATTGCAGATAATTTTGCTAAAAGAGTTAGTAAAATAGTTACACAACCTTTAACACAAAATCAATTTAACTCTTTAGTTTCATTTGCTTACAATGTAGGTGTTGCAAATTTTATGAGAAGCACATTATTAAAGAAAGTAAATAATAATAGATTAGACCATACGATAAAAGATGAATTTTTAAAATGGGATAAAGTAGGAACAAAAAAATTAGCAGGTTTAACTAAAAGACGACAAATTGAAGCAGACAATTATTTCACGAAATAAAGGAGTTATTACATTTTGGTTATCAGTTGCATTAGCTTCTATTTCAATTGCTATGTTATCATCTTGTTCAACAAGAAAAGTAGTAATAGAAGAAGTTAAGAAAGATTCTTTGTCCCAAATTTACACTAAAATAGAGACGAAAGAAGATATAAAAATTGAAACTAAAAATGATATTGTAACTGATGAATTTATAATTACTCCATTAGATACTTGTAAAGATATTGTAGTAAACGGTATAAGGTACAGAAATGTTGTTTTAAGACACATAAATACAAAAGACAATAGTTTATATAAAAAGGATATAAAAGTGTCTAAAATTGAAGATAAACAACAAACTACAAAGGTTAAAGAAAATACAAAAGTTAAAAATATAGAGAAAACTTCTAATCCAATAGGATATATTTTAATTATAATTATAATTTATTTAGTATGGCAAAACAGACGGTGGTTTCTACCCGTATAGAAACTAATATTTCAAGACCAGGTGTACATTCAAAAACAAAATCTTCTAAATTAAAATCTTCTAAAAATTATCAGAAAAAATACAAAGGTCAAGGTAGATAAGTTTCTTTAAATATAAAGCAATTAGTTTTAATTAAAGTATTTCTATAATTATTTAAATGTTCTATAGTTTTAAATTCTTTTATAAATTCTCTTAATCTATCTTTTTCATTTTTTATTTTAAACTTTACTTTCATATATATTAATTTCGACACCACGAAGGTATAATTAAAAAAGACACAAAAATTTAAAACTTTTAAACAAGATTGTTAATAATGTATAATTACATTTGTATATGAAGAAACCAACACGTAAATCTTTAGTTGAAAAATTAGATAAAGTTTTTTCTATATACATACGTACAAGGTATGCTATTGATGAAATATCTGAATGTTATACTTGTGGTGTTAAAAATAATTATAAGAAGCTACAGGCAGGTCATTTTGCTTCCAGAAGGCATTATTCAACAAGATGGAATGAATTTAATGTGCAGGTTCAATGTTATTCCTGCAATATCTGCTCCCAAGGGTTACAATATGAATTTGGTAAAAAACTTTGTTCACAATATGGTGAAAACTTTGCAGATGAATTAATGTTGAAATCAAAACAAATAGTTAAATTTGCTGATGTAGATTTGATTGAAATGATTGAATACTATAATTCTAAATTAGAATCTTTGTAGTTCTCTGTTTATATATTGTTTGTTAGAAAAGGGATGCTTTAATTAGTGTCCCTTTTTTTATTTTAAAACTTTAACATTTCATTAACACTTTTATATCTAAAACAGTTATATATTTGCCAAAGAAATAACAAACTAAAAACAAACAAAATGAAACAAAATTTAAAAGACATCGGATTAGCATTTATTTTATGGGGATTATTTATTACTGCAGTATTAATTTTAACACTTTAACAAATGGAAGAATATAAAGGCTGGATAATTCAAAAAAATGATTACAACTACGAGAGTAATGCTTATAACAATTACGAGTACTACAATGGAAACGACTGCGATTCTCCAATAAGATATTGCTCGACAGTTGATGACTGCAAAGAAAATATTGACTATTTAATAAACGAATTTTACTACTAATGGCAAAAATAAAACATTATCCAGAAGCTTGGTTTATTTGTAGAGACGAAAGAGATTTTACTTCTACACATTTTAAATCAAAAGAATTAGCTGAAAAATATGCTAAAAGAATGGGGTTTATAGATTACGAAATTAAGATGATGTATTATATGACCAGATGAAAGAAATTATAGAACAATTAGAAATAGAATTAAATCAACTTGGTCCTAACTGGAATTTATTTGGAAAAGTTGATAAAATGAAATATTTATTAGAAAAATTAAAACAACAATTAAAAAACAAATAACAAATGGAAGATTTATTAGATTACAACAGGTTTAGAATAGAAGCAATGCAAGAGAAACTTTGCAAATTAGAATTTTACATTAACCAATTAGAAACTTACTGCTTTGAATTAGCAGATGTAAATTGCCCAGCAGATTATAAAAGAATAATTAAACAAGAAATTTATAACCTTAAAACAAAATAAAATGGAATTAACATTAAATCAAAAATTGTCTTTAATTCAAAAAGAATTTAAAGCATCAAAGTCAAAATTCAATTCATTTGGTAAATATAACTTTAGAAGTGCTGAAGATATATTAGAAGCATTAAAACCATTTAATGAAAAGTATGCAGTATCTTTTATAATAATTGAAACTTTAATTACAGATAGTAATTTAGATATTCCTATAATAAAATCTATTGCAACTATTATAGATAACAATGGAATTAATGAAATATCAGCTACTGCAATTGTAGGAGTAGATTTAAATCAAAAAGGAATGCAAATGCCACAAAAGTTTGGTTCAGCAAGTTCTTATGCTAAAAAGTATGCTTTAGGTAATTTATTACTAATTGACGATACACAAGACCCTGATGCATCAAATAAACACGATAAAGCAGAAACTTTAACACCAAAAGAAATAAGTGCAGCATTAGACGATAAAAAATGGTTAAATAAAAATACACCAGAATTTAATAAAGCTATTGAATATTTAAAAAATGGTGGTAATATTGCAACTATTGAAGGCAAGTATAAAATGACTAAAGTAGTAAAAGACGAATTATTAAAAGTTAAATAATAAAACTGAATAGCTGACAACAGTAAAAAAAGGTAAGCAAATTAAAATAAATAATATGAGTGCATTAATTAATGTAAGTTTAAGAGTTGACAAATTACCAAAAGAAAAATTTGTATCTGGAAAAGATGGTGCAGTCTATTACAACTTTACAGTTGGAGTAAATGACGAATCTAACCAATGGGGACAAAATGTATCTTTAACAGATAGTCAAACAAAAGAAGAAAGAGAAGCAAAGAAGCCTAAAACGTATTTAGGAAATGGAAATGTAATCTGGACAAATGGAACTATTTCAGTTGCTGATAAAAAAGCAGAAGCAACTGAATCAGTTGTAGATGACAATTTACCTTTCTAATTAATTATTAATTTAGGGATTAGTCTACCTAAAATTATACTCAAAAGGGAATGTAAAAGTTCCCTTTTTTTAACAAACAAACAAACAAATGGAATTAAACAAAGACGAAAAGAGATTATTAATGGAAGTTTTTGAAGCAGAATGTTTCATTAATCCATTAGAAAAGATAACACATCCAAAACCAGCAATTTCATTTGGTGTTAAAAGTTACGAAACTAAAGATGGTAAAATAGAAGCTAATGCAACTGATAACCAAAAAGTAATAACTCCTTTATTTTGTGAAATAATTGTCTGC